TGCTCGACGACGAAAGTTTTGAAGGACGCAAGGGCGACATCTACAACACGGTCAGCGGTACGGTATACAACGGCAAGGAAGGTATTCGGGTCATCCCCTGTGCCTATCAGCGTCGTTTCATTCAGTGGGCTCCCCGTGGTTCGGGTAGTGGCGCGCCACAAGCGATGTACGCACCCAACGAAGATCGTCCAAAGACGCAACGCGATGCCACTGATAACCGCGAGTATGTGGTTGGCGGGAACGGCGAGTACATCGAAGAAACGCATCAGCATTTTGTCATCGTATTGAACGAAGACGGATCTGCTGAAACAGCCTTGCTTGCGATGAAATCAACGCAGTTGAAGAAGTCGCGTAAGTGGAACTCGATGGTAGCGTCCGCCAAGATGGAAGGTGCAAACGGGCCGTTCACTCCGGCACGCTTTGCTTACATGTACCATCTCAAAACCCTGTCAGAAGAAAACTCAAAAGGTTCATGGCACGGTTGGGAAATGTCACGTTTAGAGCCAGTGTCTGACGGTGCTTTATACCTGCAAGCCAAGCAGTTTGCAGAGAGCATTATGGCCGGTGACGTCGTCGTTAAACATGGGGATGATGAGGAAACTAATAACAACCCAGCGTTTTAATGACATGCGGGGCGCGTTCGCGCGCCTCGTTTTTGAGGATCAACTATGTCAGTCGAAAAATTTAGTTCCATCTTTGCAGGTTTAGAACAGGCATACGGAACTTTCAAAATAGAAAAACAGACGCAAAGCGGCAAGAACGCCGGTAAAGCGGCCGTCATTCGCGAAACGCGGACCACGGAACTATGGGAAGGTCACTTGTCAGGAACTGGCAAGGGCATCGGTATTATCCCGATCAACGAAGACAACAGTTGTGTCTGGGGCTGTATCGACATCGACCAGTACCCGCTCGACCACGCCGACCTCGTTGCGAAGATACGCCAAGCGAAACTGCCATTAGTGGTGTGCCGATCCAAGTCTGGCGGCGCGCATTGCTTCTTGTTTACGACCGAATGGATTGAAGCCAAAGTGATGCAAGGAACTTTGCAACACATCTCCACGGCTCTCGGTTACGGTAACAGCGAAATTTTTCCAAAGCAGGTGAAGCTTCATCTGGATCGGGGCGACATCGGTAACTTCCTGAACCTGCCTTACTACGACGCAGAGGACGGCCTACGCTACGCGATTAAGGACGACGGCACTTCAGCTACTCTGGAAGAGTTTTTTGCTCTCTACGACGCGCATGTGCAGACTCCGGAGCAAATCGGCGGCTTAACGCAAGAAACAAACAAGTCGGACATCATCGTCAAAGACGGGCCGCCGTGTTTGCAGTATCTGTGCAAAGAAAAGATTTCAGAAGGGGGACGAAACAATGGGTTATTCAATCTGGGGGTCTACCTCCGCAAAGCGTACCCAGACGAATGGGAAAGTAAAATACTTGAGTACAATGCCCAGTATCTGGCTCCGCCCTTACCACTCAACGAAGTTAATATCGTTGCGAAACAACTTGAAAAAAAGGATTACGCTTACAAGTGCGGTGATGCGCCGATCTGCGCCCACTGCAATAAAGACCTCTGTCAAACGCGTAAATTTGGCATTGGGGCGGCAAGTCAGGGTGCGGCTATTGCAAACCTTAGAAAGTATAACTCCACACCTCCCGTCTGGTTCATGGACGTCAACGGTGAACCGCTTGAACTCGACACAGATGCGTTATTGTCTCAAGCGACTTTCCAAAAAGCGTGTATGGAACAACTCAATTTCATGCCTCGCACCGCCTCCAAGCAAAGCTGGGAGAGTCGGATTAGCGCGCTGATGAGCGAGATGCGCGATAACGAAAGTGCCATTATGGAAGTGGCACAGGATGCATCGACCTCTGGCCAGTTCTACGACTACCTCGAAGAGTTTTGTCGTCACCTACAGCAAGCGCAGGACAAAGAAGAAATCTTGCTCCGCCGCCCGTGGACCGACGAGGACTCCAACAAGACCTATTTCAGACTGCGGGATTTTGAAGCGCATCTCCGCAAGAACAAGTTTTTTGAATTTAAATCACACAAGATCGCTCAACGGTTACGCGATATTAGCGGCGAAAGCACGGTGTTGAAGATCAAAGGACGTGCCGTCCGCGTGTGGTCCATACCGTCGTTTGAATCAGCGGATGTGGATTTGAAACCTAAGTTTAACCAAGAAGAGGCCCCATTCTGATGTTGAAGGCAGACGGACTAGACGATGCGATTATCGGTGTTGGTCACCGATGCGGGGAACCGACAGTTGTCGTGTACGACATCGACTTATCAATACAAGCGGTTCAACGAGAATTGAAGTGCGAGATTTGGGAAGCCGTTGAGTATTTCAATTTTAATATTTTGGGTTCTTACATCGGGGAACATACGCCGATATTTGTAGAACGCGTACAAGGAATCAAAGAATTAGAGGAGTGGATGGAATCCAATGGATAAAAAAGACAGAAACTTTCAAATCTACGAGATGCGGAAAAAGTATTACATGACGCTAACCGCAATTGGGAAACGCATGGGGCTGTCGCGCGAGCGGGTACGCCAAATCGTTCAGCATGTTGAAGACAACTTAAAGGACTACGGGAATGTTCAGAATCTTCGGGCCTCCGGGAACAGGAAAAACAACAACGCTTCTTAATATGGTGGATAAGGCCCTCGAATCTGGCGTATTGCCACAAGAGATTGCCTTCCTTGCCTTCACAAAGAAAGCGGCGGCAGAAGCAAAAGAGCGAGCGGCAGAGAGGTTCGGGCTTGATGCCAAGCACGACCTTATCTACTTTCGGACATTGCACAGCCTTGCCTTGTCGATGACCGACATTAGTTCGGGTCAGATTATGCAACCGGAGAACTACAAAGAACTGAGCCATGCCATTGGCGTGGAACTCTTTGGTTCGACGCACGGCTCTGACGATTTCATGGATCTGGCGAAAACCAACGATCCGCTTCTTGGGCTGATCAACTTGGCGCGTCTACGAAAGGTGGATTTACGCGAGCAGTACAACGAAAGCGAACTGGATCAAGACTGGAATACTGTTAACTATGTCGATCAATCCTTACGCAAGTACAAGGCTATGTACAAATTGTTCGATTTTACGGACATGTTAGAGCTGTTTGTTGAGCAAGCGCCTAGTTTTAAGCATCGGTTCAAGCTGACGTTCTTAGACGAAGCGCAGGATTTGTCACCACTTCAGTGGGACATCGCACATATTCTGGATGGCATGTCCGATAAAATGTACTGCGCGGGGGATGACGACCAAGCCATCTACCGTTGGGCAGGGGCAGACGTGGATCATTTCATCAATCTGGATGGCGGATCTGAAATCCTTGCACAGTCCTATCGCGTACCGTCGTCAGTCCACGCCGTGGCAGAGAACATCTCCAACCGGATTAGCCGACGCTTCCCGAAACGTTATGAACCAAAGTCAGATCGCGGGCAGGTAACGCGGATATCCACCATCGATGGAATCGACATGGCTGACGGATCGTGGCTGATCCTGTCTCAAGCGGGATACCAGTTGTCGCCAGTTGCGACCGATCTCAAGTCAAACGGGTATCTGTTCAACTACCGCGGACACCGGTCCATCTCTGAAAAAGTGGCAGACGCCGTCAACGGTTGGGAAGCTTTGAGAAAAGGACGCGAAGTCTCAGGCAAGACAGCGCGCAACATCTACGCATTTATGAGCGGCAAAGAACGTGTGGCGCGGGGGTTCAAGAAACTGCCGGCGCTTGCGGACGAAGATATGGTTAATCTCGATACGTTGATCACGGACCACGGGCTTAACGCTGACAAAGAGATGATCTGGCACGTCGCAATGGACAAACTGCCAGAGCAAGATCGTGCGTATATCATTGCGCTCTTGCGTCGCGGGGAAAAGTTCAATGGCGAGCCCCGCATTACGGTGTCCACGATTCACGGGTCAAAAGGTGGCGAGGCGGATAATGTTGTACTTTTTACAGATTTATCTCCGGCGGCCGAGAAAGCGGCGCGCAATAATCCCGACGACTTACACCGTGTGTTCTACGTCGGCGTGACCAGAGCGCGTTCAAACCTGTTTATTGTTGAACCAGAAGATGTATCGAGGAGCTACGAACTATGAGCATGAACCCAGTTCACTGCAACACTGTTGAGAAGATCATGGAAGATTGGTCCAAAGGTGCGACCTACGCAGAACTCAGCAAGAAATATGACCGGTCAGTGCGCTCAATTGAAGCGACAGTCACCAACAACCGCGGAACATGGACCAGAGACTTTAATTTTCCGCACATCCTTCACGCAAAGAGGTTTGGAGCATGAAAACAGGAGAATACTACGGGACGCATTGGTACTGGGATGCGGACGACAACGAATACGAGCTTTGTGCGACTTGGTATTTTGAGCGGAGCTATCCGGAAATGCCGGACAGTTGGATTCTTCAAGCGATTGAGGTTGAAGAAGGCGGCGAACTGGACGTGAGTGAAGGTAGCACAGTATGGAATTACGTTGAAAAAGACGGCCCGCCGTCAGATCTTATCGAGGTGGATTACTTATGAATCGCAGAGACATTTTAGAAAAAGCAGATGAATTTATCTCTGCAACACGCGACGAGGTTTACGGCGACCCGCGGAAGAATCACGAGAGGATTGCAGAAATGTGGTCTGCCATCCTTGGCGTGGACGTCACGGCAGAAGAAGTAGTGCTGTGCATGATTGCGGTCAAGATGAGCAGGCTGTGCGAAACGCCGCGTCATGAAGATTCTTGGGTGGACATTGCCGGTTATGCGGCTTTGGGCGGGGAGATTGCCGATCAGTTCTTTAAGGCAGTCGATGATATGAAGAGTGATGGTGATGTCTAACATGAAATTAGATCCAGAAGATGTTGGGTTGATACAGGCTTTACGCGCTGACGGCATGATGCTGAAAGAAATCGCGGCTAAGTTTGAGATAACGACCGCGCACGTTAGCAAGATTGTTAAAGGAAAGACTTGGAAGCATCTTGTTGTACAAGAAAATGAAGAAGAGTTTCCAAAATGCGCTTGCGGAGAAAATGCGCTGATCATTGAGAAAGGTGTTGCCGAATGTGGAACATGTTGGGCTAGACCAAGAAGGAGAACGGTATGACCGATAGAGATAACGAGGGCGCGATCTGGGGAAACAAGCGCAAAGAAAAAGAAACCCATGCGGATTTTACAGGTAATGCGACCATCGACGGCGTGGAATACTGGATCAATGCGTACAAACGCAAGCCAGACGCATCGCCCGCCGCGCCAAGCCTAAAGTTTTACTTTGTTAAGAAGCAAGTGCCGAACGATGAGCCGGCGCCAGAGGACGATTTATGAGTTTGCAGATGGCGATGTTTACGCCAAAAACAGAATGGGTGCCTCCGGCCGAGCTTCCTGACCTCAGCAGTGCTACCCGCATTGCCATTGACGTCGAAACACGCGACCCAAACATCAAAACGATGGGTCCGGGATGGGCGACAGGTAACGGCGAAGTGGTTGGTTATGCTATCGCGACCGACGACTGGTCTGGTTATATTCCTGTAGGGCATAAGGGCGGGGGTAACTTAGACAAAAGAATTATAAGCAAGTGGCTCAAGAAGGTTTTTGAACTGCCTTGTGAAAAAGTCATGCATAACGCGCAGTATGATGCCGGTTGGATCAAGCGAGAAGGCTTTCAGTTGAACGGCCGCATTGTCGATACGATGTTGATTGCCAGTTTGTTGGATGAAAACCGCTTTAGTTACAGCCTCAACGCGCTGTCGTTCGACATTTTGGGCAAAACCAAGTCAGAAAAAGACTTGATTGAAGCGGCACGCACCTTCGGCCTCGACCCAAAAGGGGAGATGTGGAAGATGCCGGCCATGTATGTCGGGCCTTATGCAGAAGTTGACGCGCAGTTGGCGCTTGAACTGTGGAACTACATGCGTGTGGAAGTGGGCAAGCAAGGGCTTTGGGATATCGTTAACCTCGAACTCGACCTTCTGCCTTGTCTGGTAGACATGACCTACCGTGGTGTCCGCGTTGATATGGACAAGACCGAGCGTACACGCGACGCCTTGTTAAAGCGCGAGGCGGAGTTACACAAAGAAATCAAAAGACAAGCGGGGTTTGGCGTTGAAATCTGGGCGGCACAATCATTATCCAAAGCGTTCGACGAACTCGGGATTGCGTATCCTAAAACGGAGAAAGGCGCTCCTTCGTTTACGAAGACGTTCCTTGCAGAACAACACAACCCTTTTGCAAAGCTGATCGTCGAAGCACGCAACATCAACAAGACGTCGGGGACGTTCATCAATAATATTTTAAAATATTGCAATAAAGATGGACGCATCCACGGCCACATCAACCAGAACCGATCTGATCAGGGCGGCACGGTGTCAGGACGGCTGTCGATGAACAACCCCAACCTGCAACAGATCCCTGCCCGCGATCCAGAACTGGGACCGATGATCCGCAGTTTGTTCTTACCAGAAGAAGGTGAGCAGTGGGCGGCCATCGATTTCTCGCAACAGGAACCACGGATCTTGGTTCACTATGCCCATGTGTATGGCAAAGCGCGCGGTATCCCATTGCAGGGAGCCAAAGATTTCGTGCAGAAGTACAACGACGACCCAGACACCGACTTCCATACGATGGTGGCAGAGATGGCCGGTATTGGCCGGAAGCAAGCCAAAACCATTAACTTGGGCATGATGTACGGGATGGGCGTCAATAAACTGGCCGATCAGTTGGACATACCGGTTGAAGAAGCCAAGAGCTTGATTAACCAGTACCACGACCGCGTACCTTTTGTGAAAGGTTTGATGAACGGTGTGATGAACCGACTGAACGAAAAGGATGCGTCGGGATCGATCCGGTCTATCTTAGGCCGCAAGTGCCGCTTTGACCTGTGGGAGCCAGACAGCTTCGCCATGCACAAAGCCCTGCCTTACCGTGAAGCCATTAAAGAGTATGGGGATACCACGCGACTAAAGCGTGCGTTCACATACAAAGCCTTGAATCGCCTGATCCAAGCGTCGGCGGCCGATATGACCAAGCAAGCGATGGTCAATATTTACAAGATGGGGCGTATCCCACTGGTGCAAGTGCATGATGAAATCGCCATGTCGGTCAAAGATAAAAACGAGGCATTAGAAATTGCAAACATCATGGAGTCTGCGGTACCTTTGGAAGTACCTAACAAGTGCGATGTAGAAATCGGACCCAGTTGGGGCGAAGCAGTTTAAGCTAACTGTTTTGATTTCATTTGACTCCCTTGATTATTGCCGCCCTTCGGGGCGGCTTTTTTATGCCTGAACGCCCAAAACTGTACATAATCTTGTATGTTCCCATAGGTTCGCATATAATCGCAGATAAATGAGGAGAGCTTTATGGATACCCAACGTTGGAAAAGCGTCCTTGTGCCTCGAGATGTGTATGAAGACATCAAAGAAATCGCTCAAGCCGAAGGCCGAACGATTTCTGGGCAACTGCGACTGATTTTTGAAACCTACATTGAGAAAGGTTTCGACAAAAAGCATTCGTATGACCCGAAGAAAGACCCGCGGCGCATGAACGTTTATGATTAAATTTGATCCAGACTTTATTTGGATCGTGCCGCTGATCGTGGCAGGACTATACGCAACCCACTGGTTGTACTTTGAGGCGATACGATGACGAAGTTTGATAACCCAATCGACGCGTTTGACGAACTGGAGTTCATCGTCCGCGAAACACGGCTCACGCACCGCTTATTAAAAGATAAAAAAGGCAAATACTTTGTCAGCGGCGGCGGATACAACCCCAAAGGTTCAACGATCATGGTTGCGGAGATGAACTGCCGTGTTGTTTCTTAGACGGCTGTATCTGCGTTATCTGATGGCCAAGACCCGTCGGCTGTTGAAGAAGGCCGCACGCGTCGAAGAAAAAGCCATCTGGTTGGAGATGAGGATGCGCGATGAACTCAAGCGATAAACCGACAGAAGAACAACTGGATCTGAACCCCCAACCACTAGAAAACGAATTGAGCGACGCCGTCGGCGAACGACTGCGAAACAATCAATGCCCGCGTTGCATGGGAGACCTTGCGCGGATCACGGATCACGGTTCTACTGCGCGATATTGTTTTCAATGCCGCATGACCGTTATCGATAATTTAAAAGGAAATTAGTATGAAGAAGATGATTGCATTTGCCGTGCTTATCATGAGCGTACAGGCAGAAGCGGCTTGCCGTTGGGTTTGGGTAGATCACGACTATAATACAATGACGCCGGCGATCCGAAAGCAGGTCTGTAATAACACGCTTGATCTGCCCGCGATTCAAAGCCCAAGTATCCGGCCTATTCAGCAACCTCAGATCCGACCCTTGCCAAGCGTGGGGTTACCGCCCCTAGGAACCTCCAGTTGCCGGACAGAAAGCGTTTATGAGTACGGACGTTGGGTCAACAAAAGAATTTGCCGGTGACGGGTGGACAAAAAAGCACAGATCGTCCATGACTTGGCCGTTAAGGCCGGTGTCCGATACATTGAAGGCATGGAGCTTTGCAACGGCCGGCCTTACATCGGATATCTCGACGAACTGACAGAATTTGCGCGCCTTGTGGGCGAGATTGCCAGAGAAAGTGAAAGAAAACGTTTGCAAAGTTCTCATAAGGCGATATAGTTTGCACAACTATTCCCGTAGTTGACCCCAAGCCCCGAGTCGTCCTCCAATGACTCGGGGCTTTTTTTCGTCTGGGGTGTTGACATGTATGCGATAAACGACTAACTTCCGAATCTCAACTACACGGGAGAACCGAAATGAACCAGAATGAATGGGTTGAAAAGCACAACGAAATGGTGGCCAAGCATAACAAGCGAGTGGCCTCGATCCGCGACACACGGCTACCAAAATCTTGCGTAGATGCCCTTGATGAAACGATGAAGGTCTTGGATCAGGTGCATGAATCGTTGATTGATGGGGTATGCCACGGCTACCACCCACTAACGCTCGACGATATCGTCCGTCTAACAACAGCCTTGCAGAAACTCAAAGCCGAGTTCAATCCACGGGAGATGCGGTAATGGAAGCAGAAACACAGCGTTTGTTAAGCCTCGCCTTGTATTATGTCGAAGCGTCTTTGAAAGACATGCAGTACAAATCGTCTGGTGAAGATATTGTAAGTTTCAATATGGACACCAACGGTACGCCTTGTTTTGACTCTAAGGAAGAGTTGTCTGAATACTTGGACACCATGCGGGATTACGTCAACGAACTGAAGGGAGTTGTGAAATGAAAAAGCAATATCGCGTTCGCGTCACAACCTACTTTCCAAGCTTTGTTGTGGAAGCCGACAACGAAGAACAGGCAAAAGAATTAGCCTACATCATGCCTTGGCCGCACGCCGATGCGTGCAGTTTCTTTGAAGTCGAAGAAGATAAGGAGGACGACGATGACAATAATGACTGATCTCGAGCGCGTTGAACTGAAACAACTCCGTCTGCAAACCAAAGCCTTGCGGGAAGAAATTGCAGAATTGAAAGAACGTCTCGGAGCCATGCAAGCGCCGGTGACGGTTCAAGAGTTGATGGAAGCAATGGCATCCGTCGTGGACGACGACATGCCAGTGTATGTCTACGACCTAACGACCGAGGAAAGCTATCCGCTGATCATGGTTGATCCGACAATTAGCGACCGGATCGACCTCAACTTCCGGTCAGAACAGGTATAATAAGGACATGGAAAAACGACCCACTATCGAAAGGGACTACGCCGGTTTGTTGACCGGCCAGTCCTGCTACGACTTCTGCCTCTTTGTTTCCGAAGACTATGAGATGAAAGGCGAGCATGAACTCGCACTCGACTGGCTCGCCGAAGCCAATCTCTACAAAATGGAACTCGAACTGGGTATGAAGTCCCACAATCTAAACCCCATGATCGAAGAAGAAATGGCCAAGGATCACGATGCGTGGCTCACGGTCACCGTCTCTTGGCAAGATCGACTCAAGCAATGGGAGATAGATCAAGAGGCTTCTTACAAGAAGAAATTGGAACGGCAGATGGAACGCGCAAAATCGGCAAAATGTGAGGAATCACAGAAAGCGGCGTAACTTTTACAGATTGTGTAACAACGGGAAAAGCTCCGGAGTCCACGGCTCACGGGGCTTTCTTGTTTTTGGTTACAAAAATTACATGTTACTTATATGGCTCAGAAATTATAAAAATATTTTTTTGAAAAAATGGCCGTAACCGGTGTAACCGTGTAACCAAATCGCTCTATCCTATATGTAGCAAGACTTTCAGAGGTTACATAAACTGTTACACCATGTAACTACAAATATGTAACCAACAAATGAATAAATCAAAAGTGCGTTAGGCGGGGGAAGTTTGAATAAAAATATTTTTTGAATTTTGCTCTATATAAGAAAGAACGCTATATTTTAACTCTGATACGACTATTTACTGTTAGGAGAAACAATGCCCAGAGTTAAGAAAGATCCTGTCACGCAGAAGGCTGAACTGGATCGGCTAAGACAGCGGAAGCTCACTCGTAAGCAGGAGCTATTTGTTAAGGAACTGGTCAGCAATGATGGTCAGATCACAATGCGGGAAGCCGCGATCAATGCCGGCTACCCTCCGGCAAGCGCACATGTTCGAGCGCATGAAATGACTAACCCGCAATTTTGTCCGCATGTTGTTGCGGCAATTAAGGAATATCGGGATGAACTGGACGTTAAGTACGGCGTCAACTTTCAGCGGCATTTGCGAGACCTTCAACGTATTCGAGATGAAGCTTTGCAGAACGGGGCTTATT